CAATGATGTTTGCTTAGTCAAAGTTCCTGGTGCTCATGCCACATCAAAGGGCATGCTCAGCTACATGTTGAAGGATGCTGATGTCCTAAGATTGAATAAAGTTAACAGTTTCAATTGTTCAGTCGTGGGTACTTATCTTGCACCAGACAATCTCACCAATACACTCCGCGTCACCAATGTGGTGAGTCACTTCTCTTCAGGTGACATAATCACAGCCAATTGGCAAGGAGATGTTGAAGATCCGTGTTATCAGCTTGAAGCTGCCATTAAATATGACGGTAGTTTCAATGCTGGTGAATGTGGTTCACTGTTAACTGTTGATGGCTCTATGTTTGAGAACAGATCCGTGATAGGAATGCATGTTGCTGGCTCACCCAAGTTTGGTCTATCCAATGTGCTCACTCAAGAAAACATGGAGAAACTCCTGGATGGTCTTTATCCAAACTCCACCATCTTTGTGGATGAGGAAAGAATTCCCCACCTTGTGCCTGCCCCTCTTGAGGCCCAAGGTCTGATGTTGCCACTAGGTCAACTTCAAGGGAAGTACTGCCCGGGTGAGAATTTGAACTCTTCATACTTGAGATCCAAGCTGTTCGACAAGCTTCCTGAACCATTTCGTAAGGTGAAGGAGTTCCCTGCTCGTCTCAAAACGGTTGAAATCAACGGCGTGAAGATAGATCCTGTCAAGAAATCTTTGCACAAATTCAAGAAAGACCCTGTCTGTTATCCTCCTGGATTTGTTGCAAAAGCTGTTGCTAGCTATGAAAGTTTAATTATGCAGCACATGAACCTCCCGAAGGAGGCACGTGTTGTCATTCCCCTTGAGGAAGCTCTGCATTCATTTATGAGTGTTAGAGGCATTTCTCCCTCGACCAGTGCTGGTTACCCTATGACTCTTCCTCACATGGAAAACTTGAAAAGATTATACTATCAAGCCGTACATGATGAAGATGAGGTCATGAAAAAGTTTTATCTTCAGCGAATCGCTCATGAAGTTGAAGAAATTAAACTAATGTACAAAATGGGTACTCGTCCAGCATGGTTGTACAAAATTTTCCCTAAGGATGAAACTCGACCGTTGGAGAAAGTCACCGTTGACATATCGACACGTATCTGTGGTGGTTCACCCTTTATTATGCTTGATCTTTTCAGGATGTATTTTGGAGCTTTCATGTCGGCATACATGGATGCTAACATTAAGGTAGGCTCTGCAATTGGTCTCAATCCTTACCAGGACTGGGATGAATTAGCGAGAGAACTTTTGAAGTTCAACAAGAAACAGACTGATGCGACCATAGGTGCCGGTGACTATAAGGGTTACGACACTTGTGAAAGACCAGAACTCTTGTGGGAGGTTCTTGAGATGATAAATCGCTGGTATGGCGATTGTCCTGCAGACAACCATTTGAGATCACAGCTTTGGGCTGAAATCATCAATTCCAGACATATTTCTGCTGGAAATGTATATGAATGGGTCACTGGTATGCCTTCTGGCAATCCATTGACCGCCATCATCAACACTATCCACAATCATTTGACTTTGCGCATGGCTTGGCAAGTTGCTGGGTATGATATACAAGATTATAATGACAATGTTTATGCTATCTGCCTTGGAGATGATAATGCTTTCAATGTTTCGCAGTTCTATCGTGCCAACTTCAATGAACTCAGAATGCCTGAGTACATGGAGAAGCTAGGTATGAATTATACAACTGAATTGAAAGCAACAGCTACTGTTCCATTTCGCGCCATTACGGAAGTGGAATTTCTCAAGCGTGGCTTTGTATATAATGAGTCGGTAGGTAAATGGGTTGCGCCTATGCGAATTCAGGCTTTGTTTGATCCGCTTAATTGGTGCAAGAAAGGAATCGCAAAAGATCAGAGTGTTGTGGACCAAGTTACTTCCACGATATCCGAACTTTCTTTGCACGGCAGGAAAGTATTTGACACTTATGCCAGAGATCTTCATGACTTACGTGCATTGCATTATCCTGGTTGCAAACCTTCTAAAGATTTGCCTCTAAACTATGATTTTGTTCTTGCCGATATCCTCAACTCATCCTGGGACTATTGACTATGTAAAGTCTGTGAAGACGTTAAACATCTGCATGTATATATTAATATTATTATAAAAGCCCTCTCCTATATCTTAGTTCTCATGTCATTTAAGGTGTGCACTCTAGTTTTACTGGAATTCGCCAAGTCCTCACAAGGGGCGACTACTTTTGTAGTATATGACAGAAAGAACAAGCGGCAAGGAGTTGTAAAAAACAAAACCAAACAAACTAAAATCGTCAGATCAGCAATAAGTCTGTTCTCTGACCGTCAATACAATGAGAAGTGGTACGATAATCCACTTCAAAACC